CAAAATGTTTTGGTTTCATTTGTAAAACCATATCAACACCATTTTCAACATCTGTAATATTTTCTTTTAAGCTTATATCTGAACCATACGTCCATGCACTAGCTTTTAAAAATCCTGAGCCATCATCATTGATATAAAACATATCTTGATTGTTACCATTATTTGCTTGTAATGACCTTGTGCCTGATGTTGTTCCATAACCTTTTATCAATACTCTTATGCCATTGGAGGGTGCTACATTAATCCCAATATCACCAGTACCACTTATTTTAAACCTTTCTGTGTTATTAGTGGCTAAAATTACACTTGTTCCACCAGTTGTATTTCCTGCTACATAATCTGTTGATGAACCACCACTGATAATAGCTGCTGCACTTCCATTATAAGCAAATAAAGCATCATTATTTCTCCACTCTTGATAGGTTGATGTTCCTCCTGTTACTCCATTTATATTTAAATAACTATTTATTTCTACATTTCCTGCAGATGTTATACGCATTCTTTCTGTTAAAGTAGAAGTTGCTCCACCTGATACACTTGCGGCATTATACCAAATATGTGTTCCGTCTGATTGTCTATATTGTGCTGATTCTCCAGTTACAATAGCTTTATTAGTTCCATTTTCATCTACTCTAACATTACTGCTTACATAAGTATTTAGTGAATTTGTAAAAGCACTAAAACTTCCACCTTGACCAATTCTTAATGCTCTAATATTTGATAAAAAAGTTCCTGGTGTTACTCCTATTCCTACGTTTCCATCTTTCAAATTCATTGTTTCAATTCCTCCTGCCCTAAATCTCATTCTGCCACCTTCACCTGCACTTGAAGCAAATTGTGTTATAGAACCATAATCAACATCAGATGAATCTCCAAATTCTATTTCTGCTCCGTGTGCTGTTGAATTACTTAAAATTCTGATAGTAGCATAAGCTAAGGAATCTCCTTCAACTACTAAATTTTTAACAGGTGCTGATGTTGAATTAATACTTACATTTCCTGAAAAAGTTGAGTTATCAGCATTTATACCTAATGTTCCTGAACTTTTAAATATATCAGCATTAACACCAAAATATAAATCACCTGCAATAGAATTATTCCCTGAACCATTTATATCTACACTACCTGCAAAAGTTGCGTTTCCGTTATTTAATATTTCAAATTTTTTTGAAAAAGTAATCGCTGAATCTGCACTATCAGTACCTGCTGTCCAAAATTGATGGTTTCCATCTGATGTTTGTGTATATCTTTGAGCATACCCAGTAGTTATTCTTTTTTCAACTCCATCGTAATAAAAATTAGTTGATACATCAGTTTGATTTGAAGATATTCTACCAACAAAAGCCGATGCTTGACCTATTTGTAAAGTTTTAAATACTGTCCAAGCTTCTGGTGTTACTCCTATTCCTAAGTTTCCGTCAGCATCTAATCTCATTTTTTCAGTAGGTGTGGTCGAGCCATTAGGAGATGTTTCAAAACCTATATAACCACCATCAGCGCCAGTAGTAGTTTGTTCTATATGAATCGAACCTAAAATACCTCTATTACTTTTGCCAATAAATCTACCACCTGCTGTTGCAGTATCTAAAGTTTGAAAGCTTGTTATATGTCCATTTGTATCTGTAATAACTTTACCACCAGACATTGTATTTGTTATTTCCCCAGAACTGTCTATCTCTAAAACTGTTGGATATGTTGAGGTTGAGGATGATAAATTTAAAAAAAACTTACCATCTTGACCATTTGCATTCAAAAGACCGCCAATTTGTATTGCATCCGTATAAGTAGAACCATTTAAACCGCCTATGCCTAATAATGCGGATGTTGAACCTTGTGTGGTAACATCTACACCAGAACTTAATTGTAATGGTAAAAGGTTTGTGTCTGTAAATCTTGATGTTCCAGAATTTCCAACAGTTAGACCTGTATCAGCTATTGTCAATACATTAGAAGTGGCATTGTCATCAATTCCAGTAGACGTAAAATTAGTTATTTTGTCACCTGCTGTAATAGCTATATCTGTTCCTCCAGTAGTATTTCCGTTTGCTAAAACCTCTGACAATTCGTTGTTAGCACCAATTTGTGTGTCCACATATCCTTTTGATGCTGCGTGAGTATTTGAGGTTGGTGTTTGTGGGATAGTAACTTGTCCAGTAAACGAACCAGTGCCTCCAGCCGATATATTTCCATCAACACCTAAATTACCAGTACTAGTTATTCCTCCACCAGACAAAATTCCGAGAGTGGTTATTCCTCCGTCCTCACCATTTAATCTTATTTGTAAATCTGTATTTTTAAAAAATTCTAGTTTACTCGCATTAAAACCGCTACCAGTTATACCAGTAAATTTAGTAACTGTAGTTGCAACTTCTATATGACTTATAGTGCTATCAAACTCAGAACCTCCAGTAACGGTAAAAGTTCCATCTATTGCAACATTTTTTGTAAAATCAAATAACGATGAACCTTCTGAAAGTCCATTAGTCTCTATATTACCTACTATTAAATCTGCTTTAGCGTACCCTGTTCCTGATAAATTTACGGTAGTTGTTGGTTCTGCTTCTAACCCTTTAAATAGCCTGTATTTGCCTGTTAGAGCCTCTCTAAACAATCCAGAGTATAATGTGGTTCCTGAAGGTGTATATTTACCGTAAAAACCTATATCTACTGCGTCTGTTGAAGTGTTGTTGTTAGCCAGTACGATTAACGGGTCTTTTACTGTTAATGTATCAGTTCCTACAGTTGTTGTGCTTCCTTCAACCACTAGGTTTCCTATTACAGTTAAATTGCTTCCTATTTTTGCATCTCCGTAAACGTGTAGATTTAATCCTGATTCTGGAGTAACTCCTATACCTACTTGAGTTGTTGAAACATATATAGGAGAATTGTTGCCAAATCCATCAGTTAGTTGTTTAGCTGAGGTTGTTATATTACCATTGTCAGAAAACTTAACAAGAGACTGATAGGTATTTTTTATTTTATTTCCTGAAAGAGTAGCCATAATTAACTAAAACAAGTTGGTTCGCTTCCGTTTTTAACTGTATCATCGTTGCTGTCATCTCCCCACGAACTACTGCAATATATTTTTCCCCAATTTATTGTGTTTGCCATCTTTGTTTAATTTTTGTAAGAAAGAATCTAATTTAATTACATTACTTTCTTTAGGTTTATATGTTTTTATTTTTTTTTGTTCCATTAAAGAACCCATGAATTAAAATTAACATCTTTGTCTGGATACATTTCTCCATTAGTTGAAGAAGTATATTCTGGAAATAAAGTGCTATTGTAATCCATATAATCAACAAATCTTCTTGTGTAGAACTCTGCTGTTTCAGTAACTTTAGCTAACATCATTCTCATTTCTTCTAGTGAGATAGTTTCAGAATTTTCACTTCTATGTTTAAATACACCTCCATTACTAATTTGGTACATAGCAAATGGCAAATAAGAACTTTGTGTAAACCAAACCAACATGGGTTTTATATAACTCTCTAAAAGAGTTTTATAGTCTGAATTACCAGCATCATCAATAGTATTATTAATTATTAAACTTTGTATTTTATTGTAAAGTAATCCTCCTAGGTAGTTTTGAATATGTGTATCTTGTGCTACTTCAATAAATTGTATTAATTTATCGGCATCTACATTACCGTCTATAATAGATTTTCTTTTTAAATCATTTATCGTTATGAAAAGTGCTTTCTGTGCCATAATTATTTAGTTTTTGGGTAAGCACCTCTGTTTGGCATATCTACTGGTCTAACTTCGACTTCTTGAGGATTATTTGGTTCCTTAAATCCGTCTTGCACAGCATCTGAAGCTTCAACTTCGGTATCTGATGTTACTTTCTTTTTATATACTCTTCTTTCCCAGAAGTGGTGACAATTTTTACCCCCTTTATACTTAAAAAGATTATATTTCTTTTTATCGTGTCCTAATTCACTATTTAAACCTTTAAAAGACATTAAGGTAATATCTTCTTTTCTAAATACTAAATCTTTAGATGTTAGTGCTTCCATTTTCTTGCAAAACACCCTACTTTTGTCCGAGTTTCTTACAGGAGAATAAGCATATCTTACTTTATAACCTGAATTATCTTGTCCAGAACGCTTATTAGGACTAGCATCATCTTCAGACACACTTAATTTAGTTAAATCAAACTCTTCATTCTTGTCATTTACAGCCTCGCTATGTATAAGCTCCCATTCACTAGAGATAACCTCTCCTAGGCTCTCTAATTGCGTGTACAGGTCTTCTGCACCATCGTCTGATAGGTCTATTTCTTCTTGTGAGCTTAATTTCTCTCCAGTTTCTTCCTCTCTCTTTACTTTAGTAGAAATGTTATCTAATTCTGTAAATTCTATTGGCTGTAGCGTTACAAAGTATAGGTTAAGATATATTTTGTTAAAAGCAAGTATTTCATTTAAACCATCAATAATTCCTTGTTGAAATGGTCTAATAACTATGTTGTCCATAAGAATAGATGCTGTTCTAAGCTCTTCTGCATTATTACCAAATCCAGTATTGTCCTTTATACCTAATAGTATAGGAGAAACAATACCATGACCAAGCATTATTTTTTCTCTACTCTCATCAGCTAAGAACTGATATTGAGCATGAGCGTCTGGAAGATGAATAGGTTGTAAGTCTGCCTGAGTTTCTGCTGATTCATTAAAAGTAAGTATAAATTTACCTGCATTTGAAGAACCACTAAATTTATCATATATTTTATGTTCAATCAACTCTTGAGTTTCTTCATTTGGTACGCCATTATTAAAATTAACTAATAAAGATGGCTGTAAACCGTTTTTAATATTATTTATATGATAATTACTTACTTCCTCTTCTAATTCAGCATATTGTAAACAAGATTGATAATCTACTGGAGAATAATAATAAAATCCTGACCTATAGGGCTTAAATACATATATTTCTATAGCCTCTCTTTTTGAACCATTACCAAAAGAAGGTATTCTCTTAGGTTTGTCACTAGGAGCCATTTCTGACCACTTAGGGTGGTAGTAATAAGCTTCTACTTGACCCTTTTTGGCTTTTTCAGCTCTTAAAGTCTCCATTGGAAAATGCAAAACTTTAATTATAGAGGTTTTTTGTTTATTATATATTATCTGAACAGCAGACTGCCCTAACATTTTGTAATCATTAACAACCCTTCTTAAATCCTTGGGTTTTAATAACATTTTCATTTTAGTATACATCTCAGGTTTAAGCTCACTGTCTGTAGCTTCTAAACCTCTTCCATATATCATATCAACTATACCGTTTATACATCTAGCGTTAGTTGGACTTCCTAAATATTTATTTATAAGTTCATCAAAATAATCGTTACAATCACCGTATTGAATCCAGTCTTTTCCGTAAACTTCTTTTATTTCTGGAATTTCATATCCAGAAAGATTAACTACTCTAATATTTTTATTTTCCATATTATAATACTATATATTCGTCTTCTGACCCTTCACCATATTGGTCATATTGGTTTGTGTTCAATGTATGTATTACCTCATCATTTGTTTGAGAGGTAACATAAGCTTTGTCTCTATACCATAAACTACTGTTTTTGCTGAATTGCAAATAATAACTACTTCCTTCTTTTAAAATAGTGGATGTTATTGGGACATGAGTAAAATTTCCATTAACAGTAGCACTAAGGCTTGTTAGTGTTTCACTTTTATTAGTTCCATCTTCTGTTATTATAAGACTAATGTTTGACAAAGAGGTATTGTCTCTAGGTATTATCTTAATTGTTTGAGAATTTGAGTTAGGAAGTAATCTTATCATAATAAGATAACTGAAAAGTGTCTGTTTTGTTTTATATAGAAAAAGCCCCAATAAAGGGGCTTTGTATCTTCTATGTTTAAGAACTTACTATGTTTAAGAGTTTACTACAGTAAATCCAACAGTTGCAGGGTCAGACTCCATAAAATTAGCTGGAGCTTTTTCCATTCCTGTTAAAGTTAAAGTGTATCCACTTAAATCTCCCATAGCTCCACCTGTAACAATAGTTCCTCCTGAAACATCCATTCCATGCTCTATTCCAGCTAGGAAGTAATTTCCATTGTTATCTTTTATAATAACGTGAGGTCTATTGAAAGACATTAATTTTAATTCTTTGTGGTCTGCTATAGTCAGTTTGTGTAGAGTTAATTCTAAAACTTGCTCGAAAGCAGTAGTTCCATTTTCTCTACTAGCTTGGATGTTTTGTGTAAAAGAAGAAGTTCCTTTAATATCATATTCGTATGCAGATGGAGTTCCAGTAATGGACTCTATGGCATCTGTATTCGTTGTATCAAACGTAATTGTTGAATACAAAGAAGAACTATAATTAACAAAGTAAACTTTATCTAATCCACCAACACTATCCTTGCAGGGTTCTGTTCTATATAGCGATAAATTACAAGACATATTATTAGTTTTTTTAAGTTAGTATTAAAAGGGCGAGTGGTTAAGCCCACCCTTTATTTAATTATTATTAAGAGTTTACTCTGTATACGATATCTCCTCCGATTCCGTATTGTACTCCACTTGTAAATCTCATGATTACTCTTACATTTTGAGAACCATCTAAGTCACCCATGTCGATAACTTTTACTTCGTTGTGGTCAGATAAAAGACCTGTTCCAAAAAATAGGTTAGATTTTTCAGCAGCAACAGCAGTGTCATCAGCAAGACCATTTGCAACAAATAGTTTTACACCATCAAAGCTTAATGAGCCATTGTTCCACCATTGAGTTCCTTGAGAGTTTGTACCAGCAGCACCTAATCCAGAAGCTCCAAATCCACCTAAAGCTCTTACATAAGCTCTAGCGATGTTTTGTGATACATATACAAACATATCTTCTTGTCCGTATAAAGAAGAAGGAATTGCATCTACTATAGAGCCCAATTCAGAGATTACGTTAGCAGAAGTAATTGCAGAACCAGTTACATCTATAACATCAGAATCAGCAGCTAATAAAGTAGAGAATCCATCAAATTCACCAGCATTAGCATTAACACCAGCCCAGATGTTTTGTTCAGTTTTCTCAGCAACTTTAGCAGCAACGTGAGAAATTAAGAAATCACTGAATTTTGGAGGTAATTTGTCAAATGTAGAATATCCCATTTGTACAGCTTCCCAATCTGAACGGAAGTCTTTTTTACATAGCTCAACATTAACTTGGAATTCTTCTGGTTGAAGGATTCTTTCTGTTAATGTAACTGAACCAGTATCAGCAAAATCACAAGAAGCATTAGCAATAAGACCGCTTGTTGCAACCTTTTTGATTACTTCTTTAAATTTTACGTTAGGTTTTACTGAAATTCCACCATTTTCGATAGTAGAACCAGATAATAATGCAGCAGAAATATACTTTCCAGCAAATTCTCCAGCATAAGTACTTGTAATTGAAGTTGTAGTAGCCATTTTTTATTATTTTAGTTTTGGTTTATTATGAAATTTTGTTTAGTACTCTATCCATTATTGTTTGTGGTCCTTTATTACCATACAAATGAATATTGTTTTTTTCTACATTAGACTCAGGAGAATGAGCAATAGGCTCAGTTTCTGATTCTTGAGAGGATAATTCAACTTCCTCTTTTAATTCTTCTGGAACTTCAGGAGATTTTTCATCACTCATTGATTCCATTAATTGGTCATACATAGCTTTCATTTCAGCAATCGCTTTAGAAAGTTCTTCTTTAGTAGCATACATTTCCTCTTCTTTAACTTCTTCCTTTTCTTTTGCATCTTCTTCAGAAACTTCGTCTTTCACTTCTTCGATTTCTTCTTCCGCTAATTTAACCTCTTCTTGTACTTCTATCTCTTCAACCTTTTCTTCGGTCTCAGATAGTAAGATTTTCTTAAATTTGTCTACAATATCGGTAGCTTTCATATATTATTGATTTAAATTAATAGTATAACTTGATAACTTTGTGGTTTTGTTTTTGTTGTATTTTTACACTTTTCCTACGCCCTGAGCCTGTAAAGAACCATCGCAACATTTTACCGAATAGGTTCCATCTTTACAAAGACAACCTCTTCTTGAAGAGCGAGGGCTTGTTTTACTTGGTGTTTTTTTATATTTTTTTTTCATTTCTTACTGCTTTTAGGGTGTTTATTTGGTAACAAATCATAATCAGTTGTGTATTTTGAGTTTTGTGGTCTGCCATTTTTAACCAAATACATAAAAGCGTTTACTCTAGCGTGTGCCCATTGTGAAGGTGACTTTACGTTTGGAGAATGACTTGTGTTAAAAGCACCAAGACCTCTTTGAAATACTGAAGCCAACATACCAACAGTTATTCCATAGCCTAGTTTTTGTTTATATTTTTCATTAAATTCATCAGCCTTTTTTTTAAGTGATTCTCTGTCTTTTTCAGAAACTTTTGCTCCTGATTTACCCGAAGCATCTCCTTTTGCCGTACCTTTCCCTTTTGGGTTTTTGTTTGGAGTTGCAGACTTAGGAGCTTTAGGACTTTTTTTTACTCCGCCCCTAGGTCCAATCTCAGCCATGCTATGTTTTTCACAAGGCATATACCAAATCTTCCCTTCATATTCATGCTGGTGTATACCTTGACATCCTAAGTCATCTGACATTTCCATAGCCTTTTCTTTTGTAGAATAAGCTAACCTATCATTTATTATAGCATAATCTTCATTTATTTCCATTGAAGCCATGTTTAAAGAATCTATAGGCTTTATTTCTCGGTCTATTTCTTTTATCTTTTTAGAAGCCCAGTTTATTCCTGCATCTCCGCCCCAAGCATCCCAAAGCAATTTACCACAACCTTCAGAATAAGGAACTCCTTTGTCTCTTCTAAATCTAACATAAGAAGCCATTTGAGATATTATACATCTTGATATAGGTTCTTTCTTGGCTAACATTTGAGAAACTTGCCATCCAGCCTTAGTACCACATTGTGACTTGTTGTCTATTTTATACTTTAATGCTCTTAATGAATTTTTATGAGCGGCATCAGGATAATCCTTGAATTTATCCTCAGCAAGAGTTAAAGCGTTGCATTCCAAAGAGTCTTGTAATTGTAATTCAAACTCATCTATTTCAGACATCTCTTTTTTGTCTATTTGTTTTAGTTTAGATATAGCCCAATTAATACCAGCACTACCCCCCCAAGCATCCCACATAATACCACCACACCCTTCTGAATATGGTACGTCTTTATTTTGCTGGTGTCTTTTAAATGAAGCCATTCTTGCAATCGTTGACCTTGTTAAATTAGATTTTGATGCTAACATCGAAGCTCTTCTCCATCCTACAGGAGTTCCACAAGAACTGCCATTTTCTTCTTTCCATTTTAAAGCACGTTTAGCATTGTTTACAGCCGCTTGAGGATAGTCGTTGTAAGATTCTAATTGTATGTTTTGAGATTCTAAAAAGGCTTCTTCTATTTCATATAATTTAGACAACGCTTCTATTTCATCAAAGTCTTCTTCTACACTTTCTTTTGGTCTTTCATCTAGTTTATCAGCAAAGAATCCTTCTATAGAAAATCCTTTTACTTTTCCTTCTTTTACAAAGTCATTCCAAATCTCATCATTGTTTACCTTTACAGAAACCATCCAAGTTCCTACAGGTAAACTAAATCCATACTTTCTTGATTTATCTTTCTTTTTATCCTCAATAATCCAAGATTCTACAACAGACAACCCATTGAGTTTAACGTCATGTTCTAGTGTTGAATTATTTTGTTTACCTCTTGATAAAAATAATTCAGAAGCTTTTCTTACAGTATCTTTACTAAAGAATATGTTATATTCTTCTTCTCCGTTGGTTCTTAGTATTTTTTTATTAGGTATTAAAGCAGCACCCATAAGGATTCTTTTTTCTCTATCTACCTCAGCAAGTTTAACTTGTTGTTTCTTAAGAGCAATAAAGTCTTCTTCTATTGCTGGGTTTTCGACAACGCTTATAGCTTCTATTCCACTAAATTCGTTTTCTTCGTCTATATATAGTTCAATGGTTTTCATAATATGATAACTTTTATATTTATGTTTTGTTTTATTTATCCTAAGGAAGATTCTGAAACTGTTTTTCTGTCTAATTCTTGAGCAGAGCTTACATCTCCACTAACCACATAAGCCCTAAATGGTCTGTCTTGAGCACCAGTAACAGCTTCCGCAATTTGACTTGTTCCTGAGGCACCTACTACGTTGAAGCTCGGTGCAGATACAGACATAGAAGCCCCAGCACCACCTGAACCTGCTCTGCCACCAGCACCAGCAGGAAGTTTAGTTGCCATAATTTCCTGTACCTGTTTAAATCCAAACACACCTGTAGCAACTGCTTGTGCTATATTCCAAGGTCCATAAGGTGTTGCTCCTAAAGCGGCAGTAACAGCCTTCTTGGTATTCATTATAGCCATAGCAACCGCAACTGCTTTACCTACAGCAGAACCCTCCCCAGCAATGCCTATAATAGCTTGAGCTACTTGATTAGCAATAGCAAGTTTGGCTTTTTCTTCTTTTCTCTTTAGCTTTGTTTGAAGTCTTGTTTGTTTATTTACCTCATTAGTTTCCTTTATCATTAAATCCACATAACTCTTATTAGCTATTTTTCTTTCAGCTATTTCATCTTGTATATTTTTTATTTTATTATTATGTATTTCTTCATTTAATAATCTTTCATTTTCTATTTTATTCATTTCGTTTTCAGCCATAACAACATCAAAAGCTAAAATATCCTCTCTTTCTTTTGCCATAAAATCAGCCTGTCTAAGTCTTGCTCCTTGTAAATCATTTATCCTTTCTATATCTATAAGCTTATTTGTTTCTTTCATCTTCTGTAGCTTAAACTCAGATAAAGAACTTTCCGACTCTTTAATAGCTTCGTCTGCTTTCTTTTGTGCTTTTATTCTGTCCTCATTGTCTTTTATTGCATCTACTCTTTCTTGTTGTTTTCTCTTAAATTCCTCAAACTTTAATTGAGCCAAATCCATTTGGTATTGAGATTCTGCTCTTAATTGTTGTTCTTTACCATGTATAGTTTGCTTTGTTACGTTTTGTTCTGATTTTAATATGTCGTCAGCAAAAGACAATCTTTTAGCAACAAATTCTTTTCTTGCTTTTCTTGGTCCTTCTTCTTTCTTTTCATTTATTTCTGGAATAATACCAAGTTCATTAAGCATAGCAATTAGCTTTTCATTTTCTTCATTAGCTTCCCTATCAGCTTCTGTCTTTTTTCTAATTGACTTTTCTTGCAGGTTCATCATCAAAACACCATAACCTTTGCTTATAGTAAATGCAGTTGCTAACTTGTCAAAAAAGGTTAAGTTTTCCCCAATCTCCTCTGTTTCTCTTTCTAGTTCTTCATTATAGTTTTCTTGAAGTCTAGTAATTATAGCTTGTGCTTTAGCCTTTGTTTCTAGTGTTTTAATATATTGGTCTGTTAATCTTGTAGATTCCTCAGTTAATCTACCTTCTTCGTCTAATTGTATGTTTAAGTCTTTATGTTCTTTATTTAGCTCAGTTACCAATTCTTTTCTTTCATCTAAAGGGACATTACTTTCTTGTAATATAGAAACATAGGTTTTTAATTGAGAGGCTTGTTTACCAAAAGCATTATCTAAATCACTTACAGCATCTTCTGCGGTTTTAGTTTCTCTACTAAAGTATTCTAGTGCCGCAACTGCTGCTTGAAAGAAAAACAATACTCCAAGAGGACCTACAAATTGCTTTCCCATTACTTTTAGGGCATTTGAAAAACTCCCTGTTCTGGCTATCAAAATTGCAAATAAACTACCTAACTGAGAAATGTTGTTTGCCATACCTCTAATACCATATCCAGCATCAGAAACTGTCCTACCAAGTTCATTTACCGCAGCTCCAGCTAATCCTGTAGAATCCGCTAAAGGACTTACTCCTTTTTTAGTTGTAGTCTGAAGAGTTGTATTAAGAGACTTTAATGCTGTTTCAGACTTAACAAATCCTTTTGTTAAACTGTCTACAGCAATTTTACCAGTTTTAGTATCAACCTTTATAGTATATATTTTAATATTGTTTTCAGCCATTGTTGTATGTATTTCGTTTTATGCTTTGTTTTATTTCTTTCCAAGTTAAAGGAGATTTATATTTACCTTTTGCAATATCTATATCTTCATCATATAAATACCAATCAGAAGCAGACAATAAATCTATTATATTCTTTATCATAATTTTATTAATAATTCTAAATCACTCTTACCATCTTTTAAATTAGTACTTATTGAGTTTATTGTAAATTCCCTGTCTTGTATAATAAGGATATCATTTAGTCTATAGTTAATTAAAAAGTCAGCAGGAAACTTTGCTTTTAATTTATATATTCTCTTGTACTGATTAAAAACATCTACTATATAACTCTCATAAAACTTCTTAAATAATGAGTTTGTATATCCACTGTTAGCATAATTAATAAGATTCCATTCATCAATCTCATCACTAAAATTTATAGTATGTGCTGGAGCTGTAGAAGAAGAGCCATCTTCGTTTGTGTTAGAAGGTCTATAATATTGTGTTATCTCAGAAGGAGTTGTAGTAGAAACCCATTTTATACCAGAACCAGCAGTTAATCCTGTTTCTTGAATTGCATAAAAAACAAGAGGTTTAGTTAAGGTTGGTTCATAGTTTCCTGTTTTAGGAATAGCATCTAAATCAGTATCAAATTCTCCACTAGCAGAGTATCCCCACAAAATGTCTGTTATATAGGCTTGAGGTGAGGTTATTGAGCTATACGGACTTGAGGAAGCTTTATTGCTATCTATTATTCTTTCAAATTTCATGTGTTCAAAAGGAGTTTCTATATCGTATGGAGTTCCCCTATCTACATTATTTGGTTTATATGATTCATCTCCAAAAACCTTATTAAACTGTTCTTTGTGATTTATTGACAATAAAGTAGAGGGTTCTTGATATTTAAAGTCTAGCTCAGTAAATTGAATAGATGGTTTTATTTCTGTATTCGATATATCAACGTACTTTGTTATGTTTATTTTTCCTCCAGAAGGATTGTTAGAAGCATCTGCATAAAAGTTGTCTAAAGTATCCACATAAACCTTCCCATAATCAGCATCTCCATAGTCATCAATATAATAAGCTGTTAAATTAAACATCTTAAATAATCCTGTTAAGAAATCTATTATTTTTATTTTAGGAACATTCTCTGTTATTAATATTTCAGAAACAGTACTTATAGAATTGCCTGTTCCATCTATATCATATTGAGCAGAACTCGTACTTATAACTTGTTCTGTTACTGGATTTAAAACATATTTAGTTAATTCTAAAAGAGGAGTAAAAGAAAGAGTAGATTCAGATTCTATTATAAATTTAATTTTATATGTGACCAACTCAAAACTTGGAACTATTTGTGTAGTAAATGTTTTTGTTCCAGCCGCCAAAGAGCTTTCTCCAATAATATTCCCTGATTCATAATCAATAACTTTTATTTTATAGGGAACAGTCTGACCACCAGAAGTAGGGGTTACTGTTATACTAGCCTGAAACCTTTCATCATTATCTTTAGTACTTACGGTCCATGTATCATTAACAACAGCAAAACCTATCGTTCCTGTTCCATTGAAAGCCCAATCACCACATATTCTTGTTAGTAATTGTTCTTGGTTTTCATCTCCTCCAACAGCACCTTTGTTTCTGCTTAACCATAAAAATAAATTGCTAAATGGAGTTGTACTAAAAAAGTCTCTAGTAAAAGATATAGAATATTTGTTTTCTATAGCTTCTATTATAGTTAAACATTTTATTGCTGGTTTTAAATCATCAAAAGAAAGTCCTATATTATTTTGAGTAGTATTGTAATATAAATTTCCGCTGTAATTTGGAGAAGATTGTGCTGAGTCATAATAAAATCTTTTAGTGTGAGAAATTAAAGGATATATTATTTTTCCTGAAGAAAGTCCACTTTCTAGTCCTGCTTTTACATTAATATTGTTATATTCATGCTTATAAGTATCTAATTCAGACAAAAGGCTTAATTCATCATCTCCAAGCAAATCTTTTAAACTTACAGTATTCCCATAAAATATTATATTGTAAGAATGAATTTGATTATTTTTCATTTTTACAGAATTTAGATATATCTTTCCTCTTTTAAAAGGTAAGAAATCTAACTCTATTATTGCTTCTTTTTTGTTTCTAGCATCAAAACCGTTTTCTATTGCTTCATTATAATAATGTTTAAATAGCTTGTTGTTTTCTTTTGAGGATGGCAGGGTAAATGTTCTTGAGAAATCAGTAAACACTTTTCCTACATCTTTAATATTTTGTATTTGAGATTTAAGAACAACAGATTCATCATTAAACATGTCCATTCTCTTAAAAACTCCTTCGCTATTTTTTATATATAATACTATTTTTTGCATTATAGAATGTTGTTTATTTTGTCAAACGCATAATCAAAAGATATAGTATAATTAACAAATCTGTCATTAACACCTTTTTTAAGTTCAAATGATTTACTTTTTAAATTTATAGGCAATACATTAGTTCCATCATCAACCCAAACTTGTTCACTGTTTAATAGTTGTCTTATTACCTCATTATATTCTTCACTTATAAAATCAGTACTTACACTTATAGATTCTCTTGAGTTTACCATAAATATTTTTTCTTGATGTTTATTTATAACATAAGAAGGTGTTCCTCCACTATTATCTAAATCTAGTATGTTAGACTTGTAGTTTTCAGACATAACATTTATTGAATTTGTTGACTTCTTAAAGAACCACATATTCTGTAATGCTCCATATTTATTATAAAATATTATGTTTAATGGAGTGTATTTTGCTTCTGCAACAGAAATTAGATTTATAACTGTAGTTTGGGTAGCAGTTGCTGGAGGAGCTGGGCTAACAAAAGTAACCTTGTCTCCTGTTTGTAAGTTTTCGGTGTCAGTTAATATTATATATTGAATTTTTTGGTCAGAGTTTCCACTATCTACTATTTGTATTGGAGTGGTAGCTGCTCCCCAATTAACATCATAAGTATCCCAAAATTCATCTGCATCATCCCAATTTATATTTGCACCACCAGCAGAAGTTAATGTAACATAAGATAAAGCTTCTGCAAATACAGGAATTTTAATATCTTGACCTGAGTTAAAGTATATGTTTAAATTATCTTGTAATACTTGAGGTGTATATGAAGAAGCTGTTGGGTTTATGCTTGTTCTAGGATTAGAGTTCTCTTCAAAATAACCATAACCATCAAGAACTAAAAATGTGCTTGTTACTATATCTTGTCCACCTACTTGAACTATTGCACCTGCTGAATCGTATATTGTAGTGTCTATATCAGTCCATATTGTATCAGTAGAGTAATTACCATATTCTGTTTCAAGAAAGTCTCTTACAAGCTCACTTACTTCAAATACAACGTAATTAGTATCTCCAACTTCTTCTTTAGATAAAGTATATTTTAAATCTCCAACTACTCTAGCTGAATATAAACCAGTCCAAATGTAAATTTGAATTGTAGCTGAGTTTAAATTAGCATCAGATACTTTAAAGTAATAAGGACTTCTTGAATTGATTATTGTTGACATTATTTTTTCTTAATTTGTTTGTTTAATATTTTCTCTAAATCTATTTTATATGCTGCAAATATTTCTTCTCCCATTTGAACACCAAGTTGTTTATGTACAAAGTCTATTATATCAGTTCCTCTGTATCCAAATCTAGCTATAGTTCCTCTTCTTCCTATTGACCTACCTATTACAAAAGCTAACCTTTTAATATTGTTGGGACTTGAACCTCCTTTTCTTGGAACTATATTCTTTGTTTTAACCCAATTCAAGATACTGTTGTCTCTAGGGGACCATGGTGGCATTTTACCTCTCTTTCTACCTTCAGATATTTGTTCTATATATCTTTTTCCTAGTATAGCAAAACCATCCTGTAGCATTTCAGGTTTTATACTATTTACCAGTCTACCAGAAGCATTGGTTCTATCGCTTTTTAACTTAGCTTTAAATTTTTGAGTATATGCCTTTGCATATTTATCTAATACATTTTTTAAGTTATCAAAAGCCATTAGCAAATGCTTATATCATTAATCATGCTTACATTAATTTCTACACCCCATCCAGCTAATTCATTTTCATATTTATCTTTAAATGGAGTAGCTACTGGTTCTCCAACTAATTGTATTTTGCTATCAAATAAACTCCCTCTTCTTACAGACTGTACAACATCATTTACAACTTGTAGTTGAGTATTATATATATCTTGTAAATTAGTGTTACCATAAAAGATATCGTCATCATACTTTTCTTTATTGTAATCTACTACATCTAAACATAATAGTGCTATATTAAAATTAACAACACTTCTTTCAAATGTTACGTTAGTTATTGTAAGGTGGCTTAATGGAAATATTGTTGTCTTGTTAAGGTCGACTTCACTTATGTCTCCAAAGGTTACAGAGAATACACTAGGGTTATCTCTTAGTCTATCTCTTATTTTGTCTAGTATGTCGTAAACTTGTGTCATTATCTATTTTTATTATATGCGTTTTTAATCATCTTTTGTTCTAAATCGTTTTTCTCTTTTTCAAACTCCAACCATATTAAACATTGGTGTAATGGAATTTTTGTAACTTTATTAATTCCTGATACCTTTCCTCCAGCAAGAGCATAAATTGATTGATACCATCCCCATTTTTTCCCGAATCCATCTCCGACTTGGAATCCTCCTGAGCTTGCTTTTGTAGGATTAAATAATCCATCGTATATTTTGACAATTTTTTCCCTAAACGATAAAAAAAAAGCATCGCACCTAAAGAAACATTTACTGGAGCATCTTTCATAACCTCCCAGTACTTATCTGAGCCATCATAATCTTCTATTCTATACTTTCCATTCTTTTTAAAAGTAATAGGTCTGTATAATACAGCCATAGCTTTGTGCATGTTATCCCAATCAGAAATAAAGTTTTCTAAATCCACATACTCACCAAAAGTCATTTCATCTAATTGAGGTATAAAACCAAACTCAACAGTAACTCCATTAGAGCCAGTCATACTAAACTCTTTTATAAGTGGAGTAGGTTCATCAAAGCAATTACCTATTTGCTTTAATACACCATCAAACATCTTAACTGGTAGGTTATAAGATTCCTTTAATGTTAAACCACAAAATATCTGAATACATTTGGAATTAAGAAAGTTTCCTTTGTCTTCAGTTTCTTCATTCTCTTTTTGTATCTTTAAATATTCCTGATACTGTTTAAGCTTAATACCTGCTAACTTTTCTGGTACTCTTAATTCTAGTTCTACTATAGCCATATAATTGTATATAATAAGATAACTGAAACCATATTGTTTTGTACCACCAATGCTTTATAGTAAGTATGTATTGTTGACAAAAAATGTCAATTATCTTATTTAGAATATGTATAAATTATCTTGTTTTGGTTGTATAGGTTGAACAAAAACACTATATTGTAGTTATCATAATGTAGTTGGAAATCTACTTAGCAAGTTCCTAAACTTCTGTCACAAATGTAAGGCAGTTGGTTCAGATAAATCAAGTCAGTTAAGTGATTGCAACATTACTCTTTTAATCATCTTTTGTCAGCACCCAAATGTTATTCAACCTTACCTGCATTATTATTTATTTTAAAGATGTTTAGGGGGTGCATAGTTACATCCTTAATGCAGTTATTTCATTTCTACTAAAATTTCCTAGTTAGCCTAATCAACTTTA